TAAGGTTTTCTAATGATAATTACACTAGCATTTCAGAAAATTCCTGATGATAATATATATTCTAAAATTTTTTCTTTTATTATTAAGAAAATAACAAAATCTAAATATTATCACGTTGAGTGCTTTTTCAAATCTAGTGGATTATTCATTAGTTCAGATATTAGAACAGGGGTTGTAATAAAACCCCTTAATCCTAATTTGTCTAATAAGTATGATTATTTTGATATTAAATTTAATGGCAGAAAATATAAAAACTTAGAAAAATATCTTTATAAAATTAATAATTCTAAATATGATATAAAAGGTATATTTCTATCTCAATTATTACATTTAAAATCAAATAAATCACAATCAGAAAATAAATTTTTCTGTTCTGAATTAGTATCAAATATATTAAAGAAATTAGGATTAATCTTAGATAAAGAAGATTATGAATATAGTCCTGAATTGTTATATAGGGAATTAAATGCAAAGAAAATTATATAATGATTATCACGATTTAAAACAAGTTGATAATAATGAAGAAGCAATTAAAAATTCTATTAAAAATATATTAACAACAAGAATAGGAACTTTACCTGGTAAGCCTACTTTTGGAAGTGAATTATATAGAATTATATTTGAACCAATAGACCATATCACTAAAGACATTATTAATACATATATTATAGGTGCATTAGTAAAATGGGAAAAAAGAATACAAGTTACAGATATAGAAGTAAAAGAAATTCCTGAATATAATAAAATAGTAATTAATATCAGTTTCAGTTATGTAAATTTTGAAAATATACAATCTGCTTCTGTATCAATTCAATTTAATAAGATTTTATAAAATTATAAAAGGTTAGAATTTATGGTAAAGTTTTTTAAACAAACAAAATATTACAATTTTATCAAAGAAAAAAATATTTTCAATGGCGATTTATTAAATGAAAATAATCTTAATAATGCTATTAATCAACTCAAAAAAGAAATAGATAATGCTTGGTCTATATTACAAATTTTAAGAGATGATAAGCCATTTGAGTGGCAACCTAATATTGAGTATCAAGAAGGCGAGATTGTTTATTATTCAACAAAAGAAAATCCAACATTAGATGATATTAGAAAATCTTATTTTATTGCTAAAGAAAGGGCAGATGGTCTTGATAAGAATTATGCAAAAGTTCCTACAAATCAACCTTTATATTGGGATAGAATAAGAAAACTTGATTTAATTCCTGATTTTGATTCTGAATCTTATATTAAATATACAGGTAATGTTGATTGGACTCCTTCTAAAGATTCTGACCCTGTATCACTTAAATATTATAGAGAAAATCTAAATACAAAATTAGAACAAACACTAAAAGATTATATAGCATTTGATAATGAAAAGGTATTTTTACCAACAGGAAATTATAATCCTGTTCCTAAAATTTATGTTGATAATGCTATTAATACAATGGCTACAACAGGAACAGCACATAATGCTGATTTTCTAAAAGGAATTGACGGCAATTATTATGTAAGAGTTGATGATAATAATAAACTAATAGCAAGAAGTTCTGATTATAACTATATTAGAACAACTACACAAGGATTTTTACCTGGTGCAAATTCATCAACAATAGGTAACTTAGTTGATAAATTTAGAGAAATGCACGCTGAAAACTTTATAGGAACTGCTTTACAAGCAAAATATGCTGACGTTGCAGAATATTATGAATCAGATAGAGATTATGAAGCAGGAACAATTTTATCAATTGGTGGTTCTAAAGAAGTTACTAAATATAGCCCTGATTTACCTTTAGCAGGTATAGTATCTGAAAATCCTGGATTTATACTTAATAATCTATTTGATAAAACACATAAAGTTTTAATAGGATTAAAAGGTAGAATTTATGCTAATACCACACATAGCATAGCAAAATCTGAATACGTATATGTTAATGAATTTGGCGAACCTTTTGGAAGTAATGAAAAATTAAGAGATTATGATTTGCTTGGTATAGCATTAGAAGACTCAAAAGATAATAAAGTATTATTAAAAGTTTAAAGGAGTCTTAAATGCTTGATTCACCTAAAGTAATAATACAAGAATTTGATGGGTCGTTAAAATCTGCTCCACTTGGTAATGTTGTTACATTTTTTGCAGGATTCTTTGAAAAAGGTGCTATTAATACTCCTATTTCAGTTACTACACCTTTAGAATTTAAACAAACTTTTGGTCGTGCTAATGCTAATAATTATAACGATTGGTATCAAGTTTATAATTACCTGTTATATCCTACTAATCCTAATATTATAGTTGTAAGAACAATTAATCAAGAACAATCATTTAATGCAACTGCTAGTGTTCCTTTTAAATCAAGACCAATGTTTATTAAAGATTTACAAGATTTTGAATTACAATATGATAACTTCTTGGAACAAGAAAATTTTATAAAAGTTTGTGCTAGAAATCCTGGTGAGTGGGGAAATTTATTAGAAGTATGTATATTTACTGCTAAAGAATATATAGAAAATAAAGAGATTAAAAAAGGATTTTATGCTAAAAATATAGTTAATTATATTAAACAAGGTTATTATTGTATTGCTATATTTAGAAAAGATGTATTAGTTGAGAGATATTTAATTAAATTTGATGATTATGAAATAGTAAATAAAGAATCTAATTATATCTATATTAAAATGAGATTAAACGATTATAGAATATATGATGGTAATATTTGGTGGGTTGATGGTAATGAAGAATTAGCCGACGGCAATTTACCTAATAATAAAAAACCTGTATTTTATGGCACAAATTCATTAAAATTAAAAGATGGTGTATCAGTAGAACCTAGTTTAGCAGATTTAGATGAAGCATATAGTATTGTTGATAATACAGAAGAATATGAAATAGATTTTGTAATTGGAAATGAGAGAAATTATCATTCAGCAGTTAAATTAGTTGAAAAAAGACGTGATTGTGTTGCATTTATTGATACAGATTTAACAGATATTAAACAAATTATTAATAAATCACAAGAATATTTAAGTGAATTTGTATATTTTACTGCTAATAAGAAAAAGCAATATGATTATTTTAGAAATAAGACCATTTATACGTCAATAAATGGCGATATAGCAGGATTAAGAACACAATTAATCAATACCATAGGCACAGCAGAATCTCACTCTAAAATCAAATATAACCTATTAGAAGCCATTGATATAAAAAACAAATTTATGAATGCAGAAAAAGATGAATTATATCAAAACAATATAAATTTATTAACAAGAGATAATAATACTATATATTTTCAAGGCGAGAGAACATTAAGAAAAGGTTTTACAAGAGATTTTACAACAAGATTAATTCTTAATAAAATAGAGCGTAAATGCACCAAAATAAGCAAATATTTTGTATTTGAATTTAATGATACATTTACTAGAGAAGCATATAGTTCTCAAATTAGGCAAGTATTATTAAGTTCAAAATACGATAATGAATTGGAAGATTTTAAAGTTATATGTGATATTACAAACAATCCTGATGAAGTAATAGACCACAATAAAATGATATGTGATGTTTATATTAAACCTAAATATTTAGTTGAAGTTATAAATTTAAGATTTACAGCACTATAAATTTGACTAAATTTAAATGATTTAAATAAATAATACAAAGAATAAAATTTAAAGGTTTTTATTAATGAGTAATAAAATTAATGAAATTAAAAATGCTTTAAGAGCAGGTGCAAGAGCCACAAAATATAGAATATCTTTTACTTTTCCTAATGCAATAAAAACGCAAACTGACTTAAGGGATATATCAACTCTTGCAAAGGCGGCGAGTTTTCCTAACGTAACAATAGGACAAATAGAAGTATTTAATCAAGGTAGAAAAATAGTAATTCCTGGTGATACTTCTTATGATAACTCTTGGACTGTAACATTTTATAATAACGAAGAACATAGTATTCGTAGAGATTTGCTATTATGGATGAAAGCAACTGATAACTTCCAAGCAAATACACATAGCGGTATGCCTGCTGAACTTATGGTCGATATGTCTATTTCTCAACTAGATTCACTTGAAAAAGAAGTTGTAAAATATACATTTCATAATGTTTGGGTTTCAGAAGTCGGTGCAGTAACAGTGGATGCAACAAGTGTAGATACTCTACAAGAATTTGACGTTACCTTTGTTCTTAGTGATTGGGTTGTTAATTCAACTGATGAATTCTCACACCCTGATAAAGTATTTAATGCTCCTAGCAAAAATATCACTTCAAAAGACCAATAATTTAAAAAACTAAGGGGATTTTGACAATCCCCTAAATTCCTATTATTTAATCAACATTTAATTAAATTTTAAGTTTATTCATATATAATTCCGTTAAAACTATTATTTAAAAGGATTAATATATGGAAACAGCAAAATCTAATATCAACTTTGATGAACTTAGAAAAGAATTTATATCTATTACAACATCATCTAAAACACTAGAAACAATGTATAATAAATCACGTTTAGTTGATTTAGACAAAGTTGGTGTAATGCTTGCAGAAACAAGAGAACGTATTAATACATTAAGAAGACGTAAAGGATTTGTAGGTTCTGTGTGTTCTAAACTTCCTTTAATCTCTAAAATAACAAAAGTCACGACAATAGAAGCAAATTTACAAAAATCAATTAATGATTATACCACTGAAATGGCTGATGTTTTTGATAAAAAGTATGATGAAATTACGCAATATTTAGATACTTTACAAAAATTACAAGACCAATTTGTCAATGAAATTAATAATATTAATTTATTTGTTAAGAAACTTGAAAATTTAAATGTAGGCAACTCTTTATCCGACCAAGCCAAACTTTTAAAAATACTATCAGAAGCCAAAGCAGAAGCAATAAGAAAAATATCAACATTAAATTCATTAATTAAACCAACCATTACACTTGCTAATGAATTGATAGTTAATATTAATAATACATTACCTATATTAAAAGATAAAGTTTATACAGAACTTAAAACTTTAGTAGGATTAAATTCATTTAGAGATTCTGCCAAAATGTTAAATGAATTTAAATCTCAAATTGTAGAACTAGAAAAACTTAACACTAAGGCAAGAACTGAAACATTAATAGAAATTCTTAATTCTATTGAATCTAATCTAATGAGTAAAGAAGACTTTGAAGAATTGGATAAATTACGTTCAGAAAGTGATAATGAAGTTAAAGAAGCCCTTAAAAATTTAATGAATAAACAACAACAAAATCAAAAATATATCCTAGACAAATATAATGATTTAGATAATACAGGCAAATTAATTGTCAAAAAAGTTGATGAAGATTATATAGACGCAATGCCTATCGAAGCAGATTCTAATAGACCTGAATTCTTAAATTTAAGAACAAACTCTTAGACTCTTAAGGGGATATTAAATGACTCCTGTATTAGATAGTTTAGTTAAAATTTTATCTGAAATTCAATCTATTAAATCAATATCAAATTTTGAATATATCAATAAAATTAAACAGAAAAAATTAGATTTACTATATTTTGTATTAAATAAATTTGATTTTAATAAGTTATACTTTGAATTGTTAAATTCAAATAATTCATTAAGTAGAGATTTAATATATTATAAAATATTAAAATATAAAGTTTTTGAATATACACCATTTAAATTTATAATTAAACTAGGCAATACTTCTAAAGATTTATTATTTGTAAAAGAATTAAATTGTCATATAACGACACCACTTTATACAAATATATATCATAATAATTATGATGAATTTGATATAGATAAATTATTAGATTATTTAATTTCTTATTGGCAAGAGCGAGATTCATTTAAACATTATTTAAAAGAATTTCATCAAGTTAGAGCAATCAATAAAAATGATAATTTATTAGAAAATAAAGAATTTGTATATTTATTATATTTAATTGTAAGAGAAAAATATGAATCAATTGAAAACAAAAATAATTATTATATAGATAGAAATATGATACCTATTATATTAACTAGAACATATAATAAATTTCAAGATAAAACAATAATTTTTTCAAATAGTTTAAGAAATAATTATTTTTTAATAGATACAAATTTAACAGATTAAAATTAGTAATAAGGATTTATAATGATAGTAATAATAAGTTTAGTTATATCATTTACTTTAGGTATTATTGTTGGCGAGTATATGAAAAATAGAAATACTAAACAAACAAATAAAACTTATAATGAATTATTAAATGAAATAATAGGAAAAACAAGATATAATGCTTATCAAGAACAATTAGATAGAATAAAATATAAAAAACAATATTCATATTTTAGTTTTTCAATAAGAAATTATATAAATATTAATGATTACATTAGAAGTAATTAAAAACAACTGATATAAAAGTGTAATTTAAGATTAATTTAAGTTTAATAATAGTATAATTATTACATAAATTAAATTTAAGAATAGTATATCAAAAGTATTGAAAGGATTATTTTATGGATTATAGAAAACAAACCTTCACACACTACAAAGCACACGAGAAATTATTAATGTCTTATGTTGTTACTTGTATGAGAAGACTTACCTATAAGAAAGAAAAATATAAATCTTCAAATTTTGATACTAGATATACCTTAGATTTAATTAAAGCAGAAGAGAATGATATTAGAAAAGAAATTCAAAGTAAAAATATGAATTTCCAATATATTAGAAAAGTAATGACAAATATTGAACTTGAATTGAAAAATCCGAAATCTGATGAAAAAATTAAAAGACAAATTAACGTAATTGAAAAATCGCCATCAATGATATATCTATATGACTTGTTTTTGGAAGTTGCAAATTCAGTTCCTGATAAGTATCTAAAAATTAAAACTTCAAGAATTCCTGATGAAGAAATCCAAAAATATGAGAGAATTCAACAAAAGAATAGATATATACAAATGAGTTCCCCTAAACAAAAAGCAAGACGTGAAGCAAGATATAAAAGGGAAGAACAAATTGAAAAAAGAAGCGAATACGTTAATAATGCTTTAATTGAGTGGGTAAAAACTAATCCACCTTTGTTTCCAGGTGACACAAGAAAAGAACTTTTAAGACGTTTTGATATAGAACAACGCTTTATTAGTGCTAAAGTAAATGAAATGTTTGAAAAAGACCCTGAAACAAAGAAAATGTTTTTCGAGAATGAAGAATTTGCAGAACAAATTTCACTAAAATTAACTAATTATATACGTGAAAAATGTGTTGCAGAATATAATAGATATATGCAAAGAAAAGACCCTGACAATTTCAAACCATATGTCTATAAACCGATAGTTTAATAGATTATTATTTTCTACACTAATGTTCTAATATTATTACTCTAATAATTAAATAGGAGTAATAATGATTAATTTTGCTGATTTAAGAAATTCAGAGCAAGATTTAAACTTAGATAAAAATTCACGCCAAAAACACGATTATACCTGTGAATTAGAGTTAAAATCTCTACTTATACGTGAAAAAAATTCAAAACTAGAACTACAAAATAACTCTATTAGAACAAATAAAAGGATTAATGAATTAATAAATTTATTTGTTAAATTAAATACAGATAAATTTCAGAAATCTTTAAATTCTAAAAAAGTTAAATCTTTACAAAATAAAATTAAAGATACTATCATAAAACGTTCTGAATTAGTTTCAATAGATAGAAATTCACACGAAAGATTTGGCGAGATTATATTATTAATGATTAAAAATATATTAAAGAAACCTAATTTTTCAGGCTATACTTGGAAAGAAGATTTTTATTCAGACGCAACATATAGAGTTCTTAAATATCTACATAATTTTAACCATACTAAAACATCAGAAAAAACAGGACAATCTGTAAATGCTTTTTCATATATCAGTCAAATTATTCATAATTCAATAGTTTATATTATTAATACAAATAATCAAGAAATTGATATTACTGATAAATTATCGCAAACTGAAGGCGAAGAATTAGGTATTGAAAAGGTTAAAACACTTGATAAAACAACAGATTCTAAGAAAATATCAGATAAATTTGTAATAGAAAAAGATTTATTAAAAGATAAATCAATATTTGACCTGTTGTCTGAATTTATAGAATCATCAAATTATGATAAAGATTTTAATTATAGTTTTGAATATCCAAAAGACTATTTAATTTCATTAGATGAATTTGCAAAATTAAGAGATATTTTAAAAGGTAATATATCAATTATAAAGGCTAAGAAATGATAACTAATGTAACACCTAAAGCATTTAATCAAAAACCCTTCAAAAAGTATTTAGAGCCTATTATAGACGTTTCCGAAGATGGTAAAATTTTATGGTCTTTATATCATTATCTTAAACAAAATTATAATGATTCCATATCTATTACAGATTTAATCTTAGAATTTTGTTCTGATTATAATTTAAATGAAGAAGAAATAGGCAATTTAATTACACAAGATAGACAACTATATAATCTTGTAAAAGTTGATTGCAAACAACGCAAATTCTTTAAACCTGAATTGCACTCTTATTATAAACCTAGTAAGAGAAAACATAAATTTAGTCTGTAAAATTATATAAGATTATTTTAAGATTAAAAATGTTATCATTGTGAAAATTTTTAAAGGAGCGATAAATGAAAAAATTTTATAGTTTAGTGCTAATTCTTACAGCACTTATATTTTCAGGTTGTGCTGAACGTATTGATTCAGGTGAAGCAGGCGTAAAAGTAACTCTAGGTAATGTTTCAGAAGATATTTTAACTGAAGGACTACATTTTTATATGCCATTAATGACTGATATTAATGTGTATAATACAAAATCCAAAATGATTGAAATGTCTGATGAAAAACACACTGATACAAATGAAGTAATATATGATAGTGCTATTAATATATTAACAAAAGACAATCTAAGTGTTCCTGTTGATGTTACAATTAACTATAAACTTAACAAAAATTGTGTTCCGCTAATTCGTGTTAATTATGGACTAGATGTAACTTGGGATAATAAAATTGTTACACCAAAAACAAGAGATGTGGTAAGGTCTGTAATTGGTAAAGACGCAGATGTTTATAGACTTAATCAAAATAGAGAAGTTTATACGGCTCAAATTCAAAGAACTTTAACATCTGAAATTGATAAAATGCTTGGCAAAGAAGGTTGTGTAGAAATAGATTCTGTATCTATTAAAAATATCAAAATTCCAGCACAACTTAATGAATCTATCCTAAGAAAGCAACAAATGGAAGAATCTGTTAAAATTGCAGAACTAGAAATTCAAAGAATTAAAGCAGAAGCACAAGCAGAGATAGAGAAAAATATAGGTGTTGCCAAAGCACAAAAAATTCTTACAGAATCAATATCTGATAAGATGATTGAGTGGAAAAGACTTGAAATAGAGCAACAAAAAATTAATAAGTGGAATGGCGTGACACCAACACACGTTTTAAGTCCTGACACTTCAATAATTATAAAATAACAAAAATAGGGGTTTTAAATGTTTCTTTTAATGGGAATTTTATATAATTTCTTGGCATTAATGTTTTTGATTGTGTTCTCACTTATTGCAGTATTTTTCTCAACAATAGTTAATAATTATGATGTAACAACTATTATGAAAATATCTGTTCTATATGAAAAGCAAAAAGACAAAATAATGAGAAATAGAACTAGACTTCAAATTTATTTTAAGTTTTTTAAATATATAAGTCTATTCTTACCTTATGTATATGTTTTTATCGCTTGCTATACATTTTTAGAAATGCTTTATAAATGGTCTAAATCAAAAACATTTTTGGAGTATATATTTAAAGATTACTTTGAATTAGAAGCAAATGACTTTAAAGATTTAGAACTTTAGTGTTATGATTTTATCTAAAATTTTAGATTGTTTTGGATTAACAGAGCAGGCAGAAGAACTTAAACTAAAAATAATGTCTAAATTAGACAATTTTTTAGATTATCTTAATTTTGAAAAGATTTTATTTTTTCTATTTTTGTGTATAATAGGTTCTTTTGCTTGGCTATTTATTGTAATTGACAATAGATGTATAATAATAATATTTTAGAATAGAATAAGGAGTTAAGATGATTGATTTGGCACGCTTTTTATTTGAAAATATACTTTGTTTATTAGTAATTCTAATTGAAATTACATTTTTAATTGCTATAATATATGTTTTTATTTTTGTTTTTGTAAATATTTTGATGATGATATTTCATATATTAAGACTAAAAAAATTATTTAGAGCCACTGAAAGCGTTAAATTAAATTTGATTATAGGATTAATGATTATAGGTGGATATTCAAACAAACAAATAAAAGATTACAAAGATAATTTTAGGACAAATTTAGATGATTAGAATGATTTATGACGCACTATTAATAATATTTTCTTTTTGTATTATGACTATCCTATACTTCTTAATTGTAGGATATGTTATAATATTAAAGATATTAATTATTATCTATATTATTATTAAAAGTATTTTAAAGACTATATTTAAGATTGTATTTAAGATTTTTAAATTGTTTAAAATTCTTATAAGTAATATAACTAAAATAAAGAATTTTAAAATAAAGTAAGCAACAAAAGGAATAAAAATGATTTTTACATATAATGAAAATTTAGGTTATGGATATGTAGATAATACAAAATTTACAGAAAAACCTGATTTAGGATTTGAATATGATTGGCTATATGTCGATGATAATAATGCTTTGTATTCAAATAATTATAAATCAGATATACCAAAAGCAATAAAACCTGAATTTTTAGAAAAAATTAAAGAAACATATGATAAAATAAAAACTAATAAAATTTCAACTGATGAATTAGAGTTATTATTTGATAATTCAAGTTCTATATCAATACAAAAGGATTAACAATGGCAGGAATTGAAGATATTTATTTAAGTTTATTTGATAGTTTGCAAGAAAAAGCAGGTCTATCAGGTTCAACATTTCCATATACTGATATTTACACAGACAAAAAACAAAATGCAAGAATAGATATTGCATTACCAGGTTATCAAAAAGAATTAATTAGTGTAAGAATAGACGGAACATCACTAATTGTTATTGCGAAAGCCCCTGAAGTTGAAAAAGGTGTTGTATATGTAGAACAAGGAATTCTTAAAAAATCAGTCAAAAGAGTTATAAGACTTAGTTCATATTATCAAGACGGCAAAGTTACGGCAGTCTATAAAGACGGAATTTTAAGTATTAGTGTTGCAGAATCAGAACATAAGCCTTCAGATATTAAAATTCTAGGTGCTGATGATTTTGATGAAATTATCTCTAAAGAAGATGTTGATAAAGCAAATAAACAAGACCCAAAAGAAAGTAAAGACGACAAAGATGATATCAATGAAATTATGAATATTCTAAAATCTGATAAAGGATTTATGGAGTATTTTAATAATCTTGATAAAGACAAATTTATGAAAGATATTGAAAGTTCATTAGAAGAACTTAGAAAAAATTTAAATAGTAATACAACAGCACACACTGAAACACATACTGAAGTTGCTGAAAATAGTGAAAGTGCTGAAACAACTGAAGAAACAACAAGACCAAAACCTGTATGATAAAAAAATAAGGGATATTAATTTATCCCTTATCTAACTTAAAATTCCTTACTAAATACTTCTGATTTATTTCCGTGATAATCTATAACTTGCACTGAAACCCTTGTTGTTCCATAATTTGTATTAGAAAAATCAACAACTTTAGTTCCGTTTGTTCCCTTATTTGCACCATCATAAGTCCATAAAAATGCAAATTCATTCCACTCTAATTTATTGTCTTTATCATTAAATAAAACTTCTAATTTATCTTTAACTCTAATAATATCTTTTATTTCAGGGATAGCCTGTTTATCAAAATTATACTTAATTTGTTTCTTGACTTCTTTATCAAATACTTTAGATTCTATTAATGATTGCCTGTGATAATCTGTATCATTATGTAATTGATTAAAAAACATATCAACTTGTTTAATAACTTTTTGCTCTTTAATGCTAGGATAGATATTGCCCTTTAATGTTAGGTTAAATGTAATAGTTACTATATCTTTACTATAATCTTCATATTCTGTTTGTTCTATATCAGTGCTATTTAGAATTAATGATATTGTTTCAGGTTCATTATATGCTATTTCTTGCACTTTAAAAGCATAACTAGGATTAAAATATGATACTATTTGTTCTAATATCATACTTGCTTCATTCATACCCCTGCATTGTGCCACTAATCTATAATTAAAGTTATAAGGAATTCTATTATATTGATAATTAAGTTTTTCGCCGTTAGGAAGTGATTTGTTAATTTTTACAAGTTTAGATGTAGCACGTTGATAAGCAGGTTCTAAAGATTCAAAATAAAGACCTAATCTAGGTAATATATTTGTATTTCCTGTATAAATTTGTTGTGGTGTATATTGTTTTAAAACATTAGATTTTTCACGTGATGTAAATTGAATAGGAACAATTGTTGATTTAAGATTTTTCTTAGAATCTAAGTATTGAACTTCTATTTCATTAAACAAATTTAATATGCAAGCGGTATATTTCTTTAATGTTTGATGATGAAAAAACATAATAATCCTTAATCCTTATTAATATAACTATTTATTTTTATTAACTACTTATAATTTATTTAATTTTTTAAATTAGTTTTATTATTTAAGGATTGATTAAGTAGTTAATAAATTTAGGATTAGAATTTAAATTTTATAGTTGGCTATATATTATTAAAATAAAAATTTAAATTATTATATTCTTTATTATAGAAATTTGATTAAAATTGATAATTTGTATCTGAATTTTATTAACTACTTAATCTATTCTTACAATGTTACTATTATATTACTAATATATTACTAATTTAAGTTTCATTTAAGTTGTTAATAAATTTAGGATATGTTTTTAGTTTTTTGCCGTAGGCAATTATATTAAAAAGAATAAGAAAATGAATTTATATTAATCTATATAATAGAAATATATTAAAAATTTGAATTTCTATCCTAAATTT